TCCTCACGAACTTGGCCAACACCGGTATCAATGACTTTACCGATGCGTTCAACAACTGTGACGCACAGGTTGAAGAGGCCATATCTCACATGGTCTCCGCCGCGACAACGGCCATTGCCAAGCAGCAGAGCAAGTTTGAAAACGTGGGACAAAACGTTTCAAAGGGCTTCATCAAAGGGATCGCATCCAAAGAACAGGCGGCGGCTTCCGCAGGCCGCAAGCTGGGTCTTGCCGCGCTCAACGCGGCGAAAAAGGCCCTGGACAGTCATTCTCCTTCCCGCGAGTTCATTCATTTGGGTGAAAACATCGGCGAGGGTCTGGCCATTGGCGTAAACAACAGCATTGTTCCCGCCGCAGATGCCGCCTCGGGCATGATCAACAAGGTTCTGGCCGTCAGCAAAAAGGGAATTGACGCGTTTGAGACCTGGGTCGACGAGAAGAAGTATTATGGTGAGCTCAGCTTGTCAGACGAGCTTGCCGGGTGGGAATACCTTCAGAAGAAGTACAAGGCAGGCAGTGAGGAGCGAACCAAGATTGACCGGGAGGTCTATCGAATTCAAAATGAGCTTGTCGCGTCTACTTATCAGGCTTCCATCGATTGGATCGAGGAGGAGAAGTATTACAATCGACTCAGTCTGGAGGAGGAGCTGGCTGCCTATGAGCGTATCCAGGCCCGATATTTGGAAGGCAGCGAGGAACGCAAGAAAGCCGACCGTGAAGTTTATCAGCTTCGTAATGAACTTGCCGATGCCTCTTATCAATTCTCTATGGATTGGATCGAGGAAGAGAAATATTACAACCGCCTGAGTTTGGAAGATGAGCTGGCGGCTTATGAACGGGTCCAAGCCCGTTATGCCGAAGGTACCGAAGAGCGTAAGAAGTTGGACCGTGAGGTTTATCGGCTTCGCAATGAACTCACTGATGAGTCCTACCAATTCTCCATGGATTGGATTGAGGAGGAGAAGTATTACAATCGACTCAGTCTGGAGGAGGAGCTGGCTGCTTACGAACGGGTCCAGGCCCGTTATGCCAAGGGTACCGAAGAGTATAAGAAGATGGCCCGGGAAATTTACCGGGTTCGCAATGAACTTACAGATGCGTCTTACCAGTTTTCCATGGATTGGATTGAGGAGGAAAAGTATTACAATCGACTCAGTCTGGAAGATGAGCTGGCGGCTTATGAACGGGTCCAGGCCCGTTATGCCAAGGGTACCGAAGAACGCAAGAAGATGGATCGGGAAATTTACCGTGTTCGCAACGAACTCGTAGAGCAGTCTTATCAGGCATCCATCGACTGGATCGAAGAGGAGAAGTATTACAACCGCATGGCCCTCGCCGACGAGCTTGCTGCCTATAAGCGAATCCAGGCTCAGTACGAGAAGGGCACCGAGAAGCGCAAGAAAGCGGATCGTGAGGTCTACCGGTTAGAGAAAGAGATTTACGATGCCCAAAAGCAGTATCTCGCGGATGTACAGAGCGCCCAGGAGGAGGCAGCGCAGAAGCGCCTTGACCTGGAGCAGGAGTACGCAGATAAGGTTGAGGAAATCAATGACCGGTTGGAGCAGGACATCCAGTCTTTGAATAACGAGTACGAAAATGCCCTGAAATCCCGCACTGACACCCTTTATCAGTCCTATAAACTCTTCGATGAAGTGACAGAAAAGGAAGAAGTCAGCGCTGAGACATTGATGCAGAATTTGCAGGGGCAGGTCAAGGAGTTCGGTCAATGGCAGGACATCCTGAGGCAGCTCTCCGCCCGAGGTCTTGACGCCGAATTGATCGGCGAGCTTCAGGAGATGGGCCCCTCCGCCATTGCGGAAATCAAAGCTCTGAATTCTATGAGTGATTCTGAGCTGGAGAAGTACGTCTCGCTGTGGTCCATCAAGCACATTCAGGCCAGAGAGCAGGCTTTGTCGGAGTTGGAGGGCCTGCGTACAGACACCCAGAACAACATTGTCCAGCTGCGTGTGGAGGCCGACCAGGAACTGGCCGAGTATCGGGACGTATGGTCACAGCAAATGGCCCAGCTGAACGAGGACACCGAAAGCAAGCTTGCCCAGCTTCAAAATGAGTTTGCTGAGAAGGTCGGTACCATCAAGAAAGATACCGAGTCTGAGCTGAAAGAGATGACCAGAACCGCAAATCAGATCCTGCTCGAAGCTGGATGGGATGAAACCGGCCGGGAAATCGTTGCGGGACTTACCAAGGGTATAAATTCCCAAAAGCCGAGTCTCTTAACGGCGCTGAAAGACGTGGCTATCGCCGGCGTAAACGCAGTCAAGGCGCTGTTGGGGATACACTCGCCCTCCAAAGTGTTTCAGCAGCTGGGCGAATATTCCGGTATGGGTTTTGTGCAGGGACTCAGCAGCTATGCGGAACGTTCCTATGACGCAACCGCTCAGATGGCGTCTTCCGCCGTAGAGGGCGTTACGACCACCATGTCGCTTATATCCGATCTCATAAAAGACGGCATCGACACCGAGCCGACCATACGGCCTGTTCTGGATCTGAGCAATGTGGTGCAGGGTGCCGGTACAATAAATGGTATGTTCGATACACCGCGTACCGTCGGACTGGCCGGCCAGGCCAGTGCGTCTTTCGGCAGCTCTTTCGGTCATGGTGCCGGGACGGTTTCGGCGGACAATAACAGCGTCGTCTATGCCATCCGGGAACTTCGGGGAGACGTATTCACGCTCAGCCAGCAGCTTCAGAAGATGCGGATCGTATTGGATACGGGCGCCCTTGTGGGCGGTTTGGCAGGGCCGATGGACGCGGCACTTGGTCAGAAATTGATCTATCAGGGAAGGGGGATCTGAGTTTGTACCATTCTATCACATTTGGCGAAAAGAACACCTGGGATGACTGGCGGCTGGTCCCCACTTCCCGGCCGCTGTTTAAGCCGCCTGCGCAGAAGGTAAAGACGCTGGATATCCCCGGTGGGGACGGGATCATTGATTTATCCCAAGCCCTCACCGGGTATCCGGTGTACCAAAATCGGACGGGCTCCATTGAGTTCCTTGTGATGAACGACTTTAAGGCGTGGCAGGTCGCCTATTCCGACATTATGGATTATTTGCATGGACAGAGAATGCGGGCGATCCTGGAAGATGATCCCGAGTATTTTTATGAGGGGCGCTTCGAGGTAAACGAGTGGAAGTCGGAAAAAGATTGGTCCCGCATTGTAATCGACTATGATGTTGGACCGTACAAGTGGGGAGTTCAGTCGTCTATTGATGATTGGCACTGGGATCCATTTAATTTTCAAACCGGCGTGATTCGCAGCGTCTTTTTCAAGAATATTCAAGTCACAACGTCGTCGAAAACAGTCAGGCTGGCCGGCACCCTTCTGGGACGCGCTCCAGTATGCCCGAATTTTATCGTGCAAACCACAACGGGACAAGGCGTCAATGTCCGCTTTGTAAATTCAAAACTCGGAATTGACATTACCAAATTACTTACAAATGGAACCATTCAGATTCCTGAGTTTATATTTTTTGGTAATCAGGGCGCGACGTTATATATGCGGTGCATTTCCGGTTCTGGAACGGTATCCATAGATTTCAGGGAAGGGAGGCTCTAAGAGATGTACGATATTTGTGCCGATGGTAGATGTATTTATAGCGATATCAGCTGCATTGACGCAACGAAAGCGATCAATCCCAAGCTGACGCTGGAAGATAACGGAGCCGGCTCTCTGACTGTGACTTTGCCGCCGTGCAACGTCGGTTACGATACCGTCAAGCGTCTTGTTACGGACATTTCGGTAAAAAAGAATGGCATTGAGCTGTGGGCTGGAAGAGTTCTGTCTGAAGATAAGGATTTCTGGAATAACCGGGTGCTTTACTGCGAAGGTGAGTTAGCATTCTTTAACGACACCACGCAGCCTCCCAAAGAGTACGTAAACCTGGACGTGCGAGAGTATATTACGAGGCTTGTCGAAGTGCATAATGCTAAAGCGCCCCCAAATCGCAGATTCTCCGTTGGGGCAGTCACCGTACATGATGCCAATCTCGCGACTCACTGCACGAATTATGAGAAGACCATTGAATCTCTGAATGACCTCGTGCAGCAGTACGGCGGACATCTAAGGGTTCGGAAATTGTCAAACGGAACGCGGTATCTGGATTACTTGAAGGACTATCCCGATACATGCAGCCAGACGATCCAGTTCGGAAAGAATTTGATCGACTTCACTCGGAAATGGGACTCTGCGGAGTTTGCCACAGCGCTTGTACCTCTGGGCAAGCGGCTTGACGACAGCCCCATTGAGGCGCTGGACGCATATTTGACAGTGGAGAGCGTAAACAGCGGCAGCATGTACATACAGTCCGACGCCGCGGTAAAAGCTTACGGTTGGATCGAGAAGACGGTCACATGGGACGATGTGGATGACCCGGCAGTTTTGCTGGAGAAGGCAAAGGCATATCTCGCGGATCTCCAGTTCGACAACATGGAGATCGAGTTGAGCGCGTTGGATATGCACTACCTGAATGTAGACACCGAGGCAGTCAAGCTGTTGGATGAGATCCAGGTTATATCCAGACCTCATGGGCTAAACCGGCTCTTCCCGGTTACAAAACTGGAGATCCCGCTGGACAGCCCCGAGAAAACACAGTTCAAATTGGGAAGCACAGTCAAGACCAGCTTGTCCGGTATGAACAACCAGATCAGCGCCGCCATCATACAGAAGATCGACAACCTCCCCAAGGCTCATTCCGTTCTGAAAGAGGCCAAAGAGAACGCCACCAAGATCATGAACATGGCTACCACGGGCTACATCACGATCACGCAGGATAAGTACGGCTCAGACACGCTTTATATTTCCAACATCCGGGATTACACCAAGGCGGATAAGCTCTGGAAGTGGAACATGAACGGGCTTGGTTATTCCAACGATGGTGGAGAGACTTTCGGATTGGCTATCACGATGGACGGCGCCATTGTGGCGGATTTCATCACTACCGGCGTGTTAAGCGCAGACCGGATACGGGCAGGAATATTGGCGGATATCACGGACAATTTCTCGCTGAATCTTGAGGATGGAACTTTGGTCATGAAGAAGGGTTCCATTGATATTGGAGATGGGACTTTCGCGGTGGATTGCGACGGCAATGTTACCATGAAAAAAGGTTCCATCGATATTGGGAACGGCAATTTCACCGTGGACAAGGCTGGCAACTTGTACGCAAGAAACGGGACTTTTGCCGGAGAGCTGCTTGGCGCAACAGGAACCTTCGGTGGAAAGCTCGTCGCGGTTACCGGCGATTTTAAGGGTACCGTACAGGCCGCGGATTTTTTGGATCGGAATGGCAACAGCATGATGTCCGGCGAAAAGTTTGCCTCTGATTATCTGGACCTGTATGGTCTTACGATCAGAAACAGAGCAACCAACGCCGTCACGTTTCAGGTGAATCAAAATGGTGAAGTGTCCATTAATGGAGGCGTCACAATAACCAAAGGTTCCATCAGCATTGGGGGAAACAGATACAGTCCCAATTTTTTAGTGACCAACGACGGGAATGTTACTATGGCCGGAAATATCAACCTGGCCGGAAACATTACATGGTCTACGGACAACAGTCCGTGCCATGTTTTATATTCACGCACTGCACTTTCCACCCCAAGCGGAAGATATGACAGCTTTTCCAACTACAACGACTATTGGTGGCACAAGACATTTGGCGCTTACGACTACTACGCTTCCTACACATATGATGGCGGACAAACATGGACATCGGCAATTAAAGTTCGTGGGACAGACGGTGTGAACGGCGTTGACGGGAGACCAGGGAGAGATGGTGCAGATGGTATCAATGGCTCGGATGCCACCGTGACCAAATATAACATCTGGCGAGCAATGCTTAGCGCTACGCCTAACGATGGTTTGTATAGTGATGGCGATGGAAACCTTCTTATCAGGGCGTCAGCAATTAAAACCGGGTGCATTGATCTGACAAACGTTTACCTTGAGGATGGCTACGGAGGGTTCTGTTCCGCAAAGGGATCTGATGATTACGGGGTTACATACGGGGCAAAGATGTACGGGGCTTATGGATCGCACTATGTCATCGCTACGGGTTCTGGTGTTCGTATGCAAGCACCGGGAACTTCATTTCATGTTGTTAGTGGTCAGGTAACATCCAGCGTAGCTATCAGCGAGCCGTCAGACAGCCGTCTGAAAAACAGTATTGCCTACGATCTGGAGCGGTACAAAGCTTTCTTCCAAGCATTGAAACCGTGCAGCTACAAGTTCAATGACGGGACATCCGGAAGATTTCACATCGGATACATCGCACAGGATGTGGAAACTGCCATAAGCGAAAGCGGAATTCAGTCGGTAGATTTCGCCGGATTCATCAAAACCAGGCCGGAAGAAGGCTTACATATCAAGCTGGCGGATGAATACCATCTCCGATACAGCGAGTTCATCGCACTGAACACCTATATGATCCAGAGTGCATTGGAGGAAATAGACCGATTGAAGGTAGAAGTTCAAGAATTACGTAAGAGGTGTGAAATTCAAAATGAAGACAGTCCTTAAAAACGCGCAGATGTCCGAAATGCTTCACCAGCTCCAGCCGCTGCTTTCTCACAGGGATAAGATCGGCTATGTGGCCGCTCGAAACTACCGCTTTCTCGCCAACTCGCTGACTGAGTATGAGGCGTTTAAGCGCGGCCTCGTGGAGAAGTACGGCCAGACGGACAGTGACGAGAACGGGAACGACCTGGGTTCCATCTCCATCAAGGTCAACTCTCCGAACTTCAAGGCTTTCTGCGACGAGCTCCAGCCGTTCAACGAGATGGAACACGAGGTCGAGCTGATGACGGCAAAGTACGAGGACGCCATCGGATGCCTTACTGGTGCGGAGATCCTCGACGTTGACTGGATGCTGGAGGATTAAAAGAGGTGATTTAATTGGCTGGAATCAGCACCTACTTGAACAAGATCATGAGTGCGGTGTACGGAGAAGAGGTCCGAAGCTCTATTCATGACGCGATAGAGGCGATGAACGCGGAATCCAGCTCTGCCATGCAGTATGCTAAAACGGCGAAGGATTCCGCCGCTTCCTCTGCGACAAACGCTGCATCCTCTGCATCGGATGCCGCCAATTCAGCGTCTGCGGCGACGCAAAAGGCATCTGCCGCTGCGGCTTCCGCGACCAATGCCGCTAATTCTGCGGCTACAGCATCACAAAAGGCATCCGCCGCTGCGGCTTCCGCCAATTCGGCGAAGAATTCCGAGATGGGCGCCTCGCAAAGTGAGTTCGCAGCTGCCAACTCGGCATACACAGCATCGCAAAAGGCATCTGCCGCTGCGAGTTCCGCCATGTTAGCGAAGTCATCTGAGGCAAGCGCAGCTCATTCGGCGAAGTTGGCCCAGCAATACAGTGGTAAGCCTCCAAAGCCTCAAAATGGAACATGGTGGATCTGGGATGCGGAGAAAGGCGTCTATGTGGATAGCAAGATCGGCTGCGAATTGGAAGGGCCGGCCGGCGTTGGGGTGGAAGATATTCAGCTTACCAGCGGCAATCACGCTCCTGGAAGTACCGATGTTTATACCATAACTCTTACCGATGGCACAAGTCATTCCGTCTCCGTCTACAATGGTCGAAACGGAACAGGAACCGGCGATGTGTTGGGTATCCATTTCGACCTTGTTATCCCGGCGTCGGCGTGGGCCAATAAAGAGGTTACGATCGCGGACGAACGACTGTTGGCGTCTGCCGTCCACAAGTATTTTCTCAGTGCGGATGATGCCAGTCGGGGCGAGTTTATGGAGTGTAATGTGCAGCCCAAGGACATCACCACAAATGGCCTCATCACGTTCAAGAGCGATACGAACCCCACGAAGAATTTGATCGTCAACCTGGTCCGTCTGGAGCTTGGCGCAAGCGCGATCTGATAAGGAGTTGAGATATTTGAAAATTGAGATCAAAAGCGGATCGGCATCTGTGGTTGATTGGGACACCTTGATGCAAAACTCCAAAGAGGTGCATACTGCAGAGTTCATTTTTGATGAGGACTGGGATGGCTTCTCAAAGACGGCGGCCTTTGCGGCCGGTCCCGTCAGTATGTCCGTTGCACTAACGGAGGACAAATGCGCCGTTCCGCCTCAGTGTCTGGCACGGGGAGGGGTCGTGCTCAGGGTCGGTGTGTACGGCGAAAAGGGCTCGGAGCGCAAGCGGTCCAGTTGGTGTCGGGCCGGCAGGGTTTTGCATGAGGCGTTTAACGGAAACGCTTCGCTTGCAGACCCTAATCCCGATCTGTCCGAAGATGTGCTGGCCATCATTGGAGATCTTTCTGCGGCAGGTTTTCAAGGGGATACCCTGGTCGATGCCTTATGTGAGATCCGGGACAGCGTTTGCAAAACGGCCACGGATGAAGAGGTGGAGACCATGCTGGACGGCACGTTTGGTCCGCAAGAGTGTGATCCCGAAAATGAGTCACCAGACAACACTGCCACCGACCAAGAGGTAGACGATATGCTTGATAATGTTTTCGGCTGAAAAGCCGTGGACAAATATTTCTAAGGAGGACATGCAATATGTCGAAACACACTACCCTTGACCAGCTGACGAAGCTGGCCCAGCGTACCAAGACCGAGCTGACCACGCTGGAAACCAAGCTCGCCACTGGCATCGACGCCGCGTTCAAGAGTCTGAAGGTGGAAGGCAGCACGATCAGCTTCTACACAAGCGCTGACAAAAGCGGTGCGGCTGCTGCCACCGTGGACTTCCCGGCCGAGTATTTCCTTGACCAGGCCAAGACTGCTATTGAGGAGAGCTTTGCCTGGAACGAAGCTGCTTATCCCGGCAGTGCCAACCCCAATCTGGACGGCAAACCTGTCCTGGTCATGGCTGTGAAGGGTGACGATGGTTCTGTCACTTACTCCTTCCTCAACATGGAAAAGCTGATGAACGTCTACACTGCCAAGGTCGACGGTAAGGATGCCTCTACCTCCATTGTCATTGACGGCTACACCGTTGACGTAATGGTGAGGATCAGCGCCGCTGAGGGAAACCAGCTCCAGCTGAAAGATGACGGCCTGTTTGTCCCCGCTCCCGCCGCCGCTGACCTGTCAGGCAAGGCGGATAAGGTGGCTTCTGCAATCGCCGGTAACCTGGCCGGCCTGGACGCCAACGGCAACCTGACAGATAGCGGGAAGAAGGCGGGCGGCGCGACTTTGGCCGATTCGCCGGATGCCAACACGTTTGCCACAGAGGCTGCGGTGAAGGCCTGCCTTGACGCCAATACCGCTACCGATGCTGAAGTGGACACTATGCTGACGGACGTCTTCGGCGTGGCAACCTGAGGAAACTGAGGGGAGATGGGACGGCCTGTCTCCCCTCTCTCATTTTTTCGGAAAGGAACGAATGCGCATGGCAGAAAAGTGGACAACGCTGAAGCAGCTCGAAAAGCTGGCACTGAAAGCGAAGGCCGATTCCGTTGCCCGTGTGGCCGAACTGGCTGAGTTGGCGGCCGCTGGTTTGGAAGATGTACAGCATGTGGGCGTTACGCTCACGCTGCCGTCGAAAAGCTGGATCAGCGGTGTACAGACGGTCGGGCATGAGGTTTTCCTGGCGAACAGTGCTTATCGGTACCTGGTGGGTTGTGACGCGACCTGCTTGGGAGAGTACAGCAACGCTGTTGTCAAGGCTGATAACGTCACGGTCAACGGCCAGATGACTTTCCGCTGTGAGACCACGCCGACAAAAGACTTGACCGTGAATATTATTCGATTGGGGATTGGAGGTTAAGGACATGAGCAGTGAGGAAAACGTTGGAAAGGTGTTCAACCTGAGCGGGGGCTCGAAGGGCGCGACTGGGCCTGCTGGGAGTTCGGCGGGGTTTGGAACCGTCAATGCCACTGTTGATGCGAACGTGGGAACCCCTTCTGTCACAGTCACTACCAGCGGCAGTAACACCGCTAAAAATTTCACTTTTGCGTTTAAGAATCTGAAGGGTGCGACGGGAGCGACCGGAAGTAAGGGCGCAACGGGAGCCACGGGTCCGCAAGGTCCTACTGGAGCAGCGGCGGGGTTTGGAACCGTCAATGCCACCGTTGATGCGAACGTGGGAACCCCTTCTGTCACAGTCACCACCAGCGGCAGTAACACCGCTAAAAATTTCACTTTTGCGTTTAAGAATCTGAAGGGTGCAACGGGAGCGCGAGGCCCCGCTGGGAGCGATGCAACAATTCCGTACCTTAAAGGGAGCGGGACAGCGATTGCAAGTGGCAGCAGCTCTATTGCTCTGGGGGCTGGTGCTACTGCAGGCAGCGCATTCTCTGCTGCGCTGGGGAATGGTGCCTCCGTGAGTGGCAACTACTCTGCTGCGCTGGGATACAATGCCTCTGTGCAAGGTGACTATTCTATTGCACTTGGGAGTAGTGCTACGGCAAGTAACACAGTATCTACTGCATTGGGAGACAGTGCATCTGCAATCGGCAATAACTCTACTGCGGTGGGATACAACGCCACTGCAAGCGGCAACTACTCTATCGCTCTGGGGGATAATGCTGAAGCAAGCGGTGACTTCTCTATCGTGCTGGGGGAATGGTCCAAAGCAAGAGATTTCGACTCTATTGCGATGGGGAATATGGCTGAAGCAAGGGGTTCCCAGTCTATTGCAATAGGGTCTGATACCTTCGCACAAGGTTCCAACTCTATTGCGATGGGATCCTACGCTGCTGCAAGCGTCAGCTCTGTTGCGCTGGGGTTCAATGCTAAAGCAAACGGTCTCAGTTCTGCCGCGCTGGGAGTTTTAGTCAATGCATTCGGCAATAACTCTACTGCGGTGGGATATATCGCCGTTGCAAGAGGCGATAACTCTACTGCGGTGGGATACAACGCCGCTACAATTGGCAATAACTCTACCGCATTGGGGCATATGGTTACCGCAACCGGCACGGGCTCTACCGCATTGGGAGATAAGGCCACGGCAAACGGATGGTCTACTGCGGTGGGTTTTCAAAGCAACGCCAGCGGCAGCTACTCTGTTGCGCTTGGAAGTAGCGCTATAGCAAGTAACACAGTATCTACTGCATTGGGAGACAGTGCATCTGCAATCGGCAATAACTCTACTGCGGTGGGATATAAGGCCAATGCAAGCGCCCTGCGCTCTACCGCATTGGGACCCTGTGCCTCCACGAGTGGCGCCCACTCCATTGCACTTGGATCCAATGTCTCTGCAAGCGGCGACTACTCTGTTGCACTTGGATCCAGTGCCTCTGCAAGCGGTACCACCTCTATCGCCCTGGGGGATAGTGCTAAAGCAAGCGGTAACTTTTACTCTGCCGCGTTGGGGTACAATACATCCGCAAGCGGTCTCAGCTCTACCGCACTGGGCCATCATGCAGTTACAGCTAACGTCAACAGCATCCAACTTGGCGATGCCGCCAACCTTTCCAGTATCACCGCCAAAGTCAGCATCACCGTGACTTCCGATGAACGTGACAAGACGGACATTACTGAAATAGAGGACGGTGCAACAGAGTTCTTGAAGAAGGTCAAAGCGGTCACTTTCGTCTATAACCAGCGGGAGCTTTATCGTCCCAAGAAACCCGAGTTGGACGAAGAGGGCAACCCCATTATTGAGGACGGCGTGGACTACTTAACCGAGGAGGACCACGAGAACCTTCGCAAGTACGGCTACTGCCGTTACGACGTGGAGGCGCACAAGGCGGGAGATTTGAAGGGTTCCCGTCGGCGAGTGGGTTTACTGGCGCAGCAGACACAAGAGGCCCTTACAGAGGTCTATGGTTCTTCGGATTATGCTAATATCGTCAACGATAACCTGCATGACTTTGAGAACGTCCCGGAGGGCATAGAATCCACCCTTGCCATGAACTACGAAGCCTTTATTCCGTTCCTCATCAAGGGTTTCCAGGAACTTGAGGCTCGGGTGACAGAACAGAATACCACGATTGCGAACCTGATGTCCAGGTTAATAGCATTGGAGGCGGCTCATGTCTAAGTTTCTGAGTATCACCATCCCTCACTACAAGGAAACGGAGCGAGACTTGTTCCCGCTCCTCTCCAGTATTTCGGGGCAGGTGGGAATTGATTTCTCTGATCTCGAAGTTATCATTGCCAATGACGGCGGCTCTTATCAGTTGAATACGGACTTCTTCTACTTGTTCAATATGGAGATTCGTCAGGTCAGCCTTGCCGATAATGGTGGACCCGGCGTGGCGCGGCAGGCGGGCTTGGACACAGCTCGGGGCGATTACGTCATGTTCTGCGATGCTGATGATACACTGCACAGTGTAGGAGTTGTGGGAGCGTTTATCCAGGAAGCACGCAAGGACGCGCCCGATATTCTCACGGCTTCGTGGCTGGAGGAGCTGCAGAATCCGGACGGGACGTTTACCTACAAGTCTCACAAAAACGATATCACCTGGATGCACGGGAAACTTCTGCGACGAAAGTTCTTGGTAAAGAACAATATCCGGTTTCACCCCGAACTCAGAGTACACGAGGACAGCTATTTCCTGTGCATTGCCTCCGCTCTGGCGGAGTGTGCGAGAGTCATGCCGTACTGTACTTCCTATGTATGGAAGTATCGCCCGGACAGCATCACCCGGCGGGACGGGGCGGTGTATACATACGCCAGCATCCCCACGTTTATCAAGGCTTGCGCAATGGCTCACGCCGAAGTGGAGAAGCGCCGTCCGGATTTGATGGAGTACAAAATCCTGCAATTTGCTCTGTATAACTATTTTTGCTTCCATCAACCGGGGTGGCTGGCCTCAGAGAACAAACAGTATCTGGAGGCGGCTGAGGCGGCGTTCGCAAAGCACATCAAACCATTCTGGCATTATTGGCGGGAAGCTGCTCCGGAGCGGTTTGCGGAGATTTACAACCAGGAACGAGCTCGAAGCTTCGCCGGCTGCGTGGAGCGGGAGACCGTGGATGCGTGGATCGTGCGCCTGGGGCTAAACGATGAGTGCTGAATTCTTAGGGAATGAAACAGAACCCGACCAAAAAAGTTAAACGAGGTGATTGCATGGATGACTGTTCGATTTCCCGTGCGGAACACGAGGAGTTCCGTCGTTTCATGGAGGCAGAGAATAAGCGGCTTGCCGATGAGAACAACCGTCAGAACCACCGTTTAGAGGTCCTCGAAGAGACAATCAAGCAGGTCGCCGCCATCAGCACATCTGTGGAAAAGCTCGCGCTCAACATGGAGAATATGCTGAAGGAGCAGGTCTCTCAGGGGAAGCGCCTGGAAACGCTGGAAAGCCGCGACGGCGATATGTGGCGGAAGGTGGTCGGTTACGCCGTGACTGCTGTGATCGGGATCGTGATCGGTTATATTTTTAAGCAGCTGGGTTTGTAAGGAGGCCGTGCTATGGACATGGAAGTAAAGGTCCTGCGAAAAAAGCATACCACCACAAAGGTTGCTATGTGGGCCTGCCTGCTCAACGGCTTCGCCTGGGTGTGGTGCAGTTATATTCTGGCGTGGATGGACAAAGTGCAGATTGCCGAAAGCCTCTCCCAAGTAGCCGTCACGGAAATCATCGGCGTGGTGCTGGTATACTGTATCAAGTCCACCGTTGAGAACTTGAGCAAGAACAATTCCTGGCCGGACAAGCCAAGCCAGGAAGTTCCGGATATGGACTTTCAGGGGGAGGACGTTTAGATGGAAAACACCATGGACTGGTCTGTTATCCTCAGCATTGTCGGTATTCTGGTGGCGCTGACAAACATCATCGTTCAGGTGCTCAAAAAGCTGACTTGGGATAAATTGCCGACGAATATCCTGGCTGTCGTTGTTTCGCTGCTGCTCACCTTAGCGGCATTTTTCGCCTACTGCCAGATCAACAAAATAACCGTAGTTTGGTATATGGTCTTTGCTGCCGCTGTGCTCGGCATACTGGTAGCCTATGCGGCGATGTTCGGGTACGACAAATTGCGAGAGGCCGTCGCCTTAATCGGTAAGCAGTAGAACGGAGCAGAACGAAGTGTAGGAGAGCAGGTTATTACTTGACTACTCCTACACTTCGCCTGTGTAGGCATTGATATTCCTGGGTTTTCAGTTTATACTATAGAAGCTTTGTATTCGGGCAGTATCCGAGAAATCCATATATCCCAACAATAATAAGAGCCGTTAGACGCAGTTAAAAGCAAGGAAATGTAGACTATTCCTGTATTATTTCTGTACTATTTCTACATCGGTATTCCTACACAAGAAATTCCACGCACTGCGTAGTGCCTTATTTTATTTTTTCGATTTCCTCTACCAACCACTCAAATTCCCGCTTTGTATAGACCTTTTCCGTAATGTCAGAAACCTTATGACCAACCATATATTTGATCGCATATTCATCCACGCCAAACTTCTTAGCAACTGTCACAAAGTGGGTCCGACCATCATGTGGACGATGATTGGGATTCAAATGGAGCTCGTCCCGGATACGATGGAATATCTCCAGATACCGGTTATAGGTCAGCTTGATATTCTTCCGATCGTGGCTGCTCGGATCGTCCCAGTTGATAAGAAAGGGGCTGCCAAGTTCCACAGCTTCTTTATATTTTGCCTCAACCAGCGGACGTATCCTCGTATGAATTGGCACGACCCTGTTTGTCCCGGAGTCAGTTTTCATACCGCCTTGAAACGTCCAGTTTTCCAGATCTACATTTGCCATTTCAAGCAGGCCAAGCTCCTGCGGACGCCAGCCAGAATAGCACTGGATCAGGAGAATATCCACGCCCCTTTTCACCCCTAAATTGCTCCAAAGCAATTCCATCTCTTCATCCGAAAATGCTATATGCCCTTTCTCGGTAGATTGACATTCTTTGATAACTTCGTCCGTCAGCTTGAAGTTGCGGGAGTAGTTGCAGTCTACAATCTCATATTCCAAAGCATAGTCCAGCATTAGGTTGAAGAGTGATTTGATCCGATTCTTCATGCCGGCTGTCGGATGCCGCTCCTCTCCTCGAATGACCGCAACACCTTCCTCCATGCATCTTTTAATGTGGCGAGTGCGCACATCAATGACCCGCATGTTATAGACTGCCGAACAGTAGGCCCAGGCAGACTTGGCGTTTTTAGTGTTAGCCACCGTTTTCTCGTACTCCGGGAGCCACCTGTCGTAGAGCTCCTGCATTGTGATGGCCGGACTCAGATCATAGGGGTTTTTGTTGTACTCCACCAGCGCGGCATAAGCGTCGTTATAAGTGGGGAAATACGATTCCGGTTTTAGCGGCTTACAGATCGGTCTTCCATTTTCATCTTTACCAACCGTAACCATCGCCCGAAAGGGATTCCGAAGGTTGCGGTTTTTAATTTCACTGATCTGGCCGAAGCCATTGGGCA